CATAGTGAGAGTTATGACGAAACATAACCTTGAAGATCCTGAAGTGATCCGCAGAATGGATAACTTACGGATAGACAATCTAGGTATTGTGAAGCGCCCAGGCGCTCGCGAACTAGAGCTCAAAGTGCTACCCGTAATGCGGAAAGCATTTAGGACCTCGAAAGCGTTACCATCGGAGTTAATTGCTACTGAGACAAAGTTTCTTGATAGAGTCCTATGGCCTCGCAGTCTGTACAAGTATTCAGTATTAAAATCACAGATCGATAACTTTCGAACTGTTGATAATGCTGAGTGTAAATACTTACCATTTATTGGTGAATACAGTAACTGTTGGGGTTGCAGTGACGTCTTCAGATTCGATCTTGGCTTGCCACGTAACCACCGAGCCTTAAGCAAAGCGGCTGGCTTACCAAAGTTTGGTAAGAAAGGGGATAATATCGGCGCTGCGAAGCAGTATTATGAGGAAGTTATGCTTAGCAACTTAACGGCAGCAGGAGTTGAGAAGAACTGGTATTCAGTCATGCCAGGCACAAGAACGCAGCAATCTGACCCCGCAAATCTAGAGAAGTTAAAAGTGAGATTGATTTGGTCGTTCCCAGTATCAGTATGGATTGGTGAATGTATACTTCTCGACGACGCTATCACTAAAGCTGTGACTAACTGTGTTTCTCTGCAGAAGGAAATCCAAATCTTCTACTGTGATCCAATCCTGCAGAAGAAGTGGATGGCGAAATTCGCCTCCCAGGTAACACAATGGGTCAACTTGGACTCAACTCAGTATGATAGCCACGTGCAAGGACCTGAACAATCCGTAGCATGGCAATACTTCGCGGGTAAATCATCTGAGTTAGCATCAGCCCACGCTTACTACTGCACCTACGCGAATGTAGTAATGCCAGGCGAGCAGCCAGGATCAGCGATAGCTGTAAAGCGGAATGGTGGTGAGCCATCGGGTAGTAAAGGGACGAATTTAATAGACGGCTTTACTAACGTAGGTGACATCCTTGAAGTATTGGATAGGATTGGCCTCTTACGCTATGTGGTTTGTATCTTAGTGAATGGTGACGATATCACAATCGGATTTTCGACAAGATTGACTAAGGATAACTTAGAGCATATCGCAAAATACACTCGTCGTGAAATATCACCAGATAAATCGGAAACATTCTCAGACCACATCTGGAATAGCAAATGGTTTATACATCCGGATCACATGTATCGCCCAATATTCCGAGCGTTAAATTCGTTGATGTACAAGGAACGGCAAACTGATCCGATTACGGGTTCAGCAGAGTACGTTGCTATTGCACGTGCTCAGATCATGAAAGACGTTGAAGAACATCCACTGTTCGATGTTTTCGCACGCGAAGTCCGACGTTATGAGGAACGTCCTCTGTCTTCTTTCACGGACAAGGAGCTCCGCCCTGCAGTCGATGCTTACATAGCAGACCATGACTACATAGGTACTGAAACAGCTGATCACCTAATATCAGTATTGCGGCACACTAAGTATGGCTCATTAGCCTAGATTCCTTCTTTTTCCCGCATAGCGG